TAGATTTTTCTAAAAATGCTCCATCAGATGAACTAAGATTTGCTTTTTCTGTAATTAATAAAGATGGAGATTCTTTATCTGTTCCAGATACAGTAAAAATTATTGTTGAGTTTACTAGCAGTATTGATGCAACTAAATTTTCTAGATTTGAAACAACTTTAGCAAATGGTACTGGCTTTGGACAACATGATTTTTCAACCAATAGATATTGTGTTGTAACAAAAGAAAGACAAGAACTTTATACCACATCAAATTTTACATGGACATCTGCCGATACTATTAACATTTATGCTTCAGTTGTAGATGGTGGAACTGCGTCAGATGATTTTTATGTTGTTTTAGATGCACTAAGATTTGAAAATTTAAACACGCCTAACCCACTTTATGGAATGGTTGGATACTCGGTAGTTCAAAATGATACTGCTTCAGCAATTATTAAATCTCCAAATACAAGCAATTATGTAGAATTTAAATTTGCTATTGGTGTCGGATAATGGCAGACGCTGGAATTAAAAGAACTATAATAAAATCATCAGATCTTCCCCCAACACTAGGAGACAATCAAACCCTAACTTACACATTAAGATATCGTATATTGTCAGAAGATAAGAATAGGTTTTCGCACTGGTCTCCAATAAAAGAAATAACAATAAATAATACATTTGATGAAACTGGCTTTGATCCAAATAATTTAGCAACTACAAATATTCCATATAGCATTAACGTTGATAGTCAAGCAAATATAGTTAACATTTCATGGACAATGCCTGCATTATTAATTGTAAACCCAACAGAAGAAGAAAAAATATTACAGGAAAAGCAGGCTGCAATTACAGAGTTTGATGTTTATGTTCAATGGAAAACAGGTGAAGTTGTAAGTAATTGGATTTGGGTTGGAAAATCTACAAGCACTAATTATTCTCTTTCTTACCCACATGGGTCAGGGGCGCCAGATCAGATAAAGATTAGAATACAAAAGGTGACCATAGTAAAGGGACCATTTGATGCAGCAACATATCTAATTAGTGACTTAGAAAACATAAACTGATATAATAATAAAAGGAGAAAAATGTCAAAGATACCATTACCAGAAAGAGGGCAACCTTTAGATGTAACGTATATCTATCAGTTAGCCGAGGCAATAAATGATGTTGCAACAGAGGTTTCTTCAACCACCTCTAATTATGCAACTGTAGATACTACGGGGTCCGATAAAGCAAATGTAAAAACTTCAGAACTAAGAGTTGTTGCTGGCAGAGTTGAAATTTTTAATAATACAACTGTAACGCCAACAACAGAAAAAGATTTCTTTTATAATTTTACTACAAACTTTAAATATGCACCAATTGTTACTGCAACTCCAGTTAACGTAGGCAACACTCCAGCGGGTAAAAATGTGTCTGTAATTTTAAAAAACATTACGACCTCTCGTGTGGAGGGTAGCGTTAAATTTGGAGCCTCTGGAGATTTATCTGTATGGGTAAATCTTATTATTGTAGGCATTCCAAATTAATGATTAAATGCTTAAAATGTAAATCAAGAATGTTTATTGATAGGCAATACACTAATCCTGAACATCTTGAAACATTTTGTTTAAAATGTGGCAACAGAAAGTTTTATAATCCACCATCAACGTCAAGCGAGGGGCTATGGCTACTGCAAAAGGAAAAATTGAGGGCCAAGAGTACAATCAGTCATCTGTAATAAAAGGTAGTGGGGCTGTTTGGTTTTTAAATAAAGACTTAGTAAGAGTTCACCACTATAACAGATCAGATGGTACTGTTGCTATTTATAATATTGTAAAAAATAAACTTGAACTTTGTTTTATTTTAGATTTTAAAAAAAATAGAGAAAGGGCATATACTATAGCAGAAACTGCTAAACTTGTCAATAGACATAGAAAGTACATGCCAAGTTTAATAAAACGAGGAGTCATTCCCGTCCCACTTGGTTGTTCTGAAAATGGAAAACGTGGATATCAGATAAGAGCATATTATTCTGAATCGCAAGTAAAAGAGATACGTGATATACTTGCAAGTATACATATTGGCCAACCTAGAAAGGATGGATTAATTACAAACAATATGACGCCAACCAAACAAGAATTGACAAGAAAGATGGGCGATGGTATACTTACATATACAAAAACTGAAGATGGAAGATTTATTCCTGTTTGGAATGAATCAATAAAATAATTTCCCTGGGAGGGACAATGAATAACGAAGAAACAAAAGTAAACGTTACGCTAGGTTATACATTAAATCTTGGTAATTTTCAATCACTAAGATTAGATCTTGGCATTACTGATAGTCGACGTGAAGGCGAAAACATTAATGATGCTTTTGAAAGAGTTTATAAGTTTGTTGAAGATAAACTTACCGAAAAAATTAACGAAGCCAAAGTAGAAATAGACGAATAGTGGCTGAACGCAAAGACCGAATGGCTTTGCTAAGTAGATATAGTAAACTACATACTATAAAGTACGAAGAAAAGCCATCGTTGAACTTAAATGTTGAACAGTGGGCTTCTGATGCGCTAATAGAGTCTTATGGGATAGGAAAATGTTATGACCTACTTGATTACTACTTTAGCGTTTCCTTGTCCCCTTCTTGGAGTTACTTTGCTTATAATGCAGAAAAAATATTTCAGACAAGACTAAATAAAATTAAAGATGATGAAGAGCGTGCAGAGCGTAGGAAAAAAGGAAAGGAATGGCTAAGTGAATAACACAGAGTCTAAACTTATAACGGCGCTACTTAAAGATAAACAAATGCATGTTCTTTTGCAGGCTAATGTTGAAAATCTTTTAAAAACACATACTGACCTTTGGTTGTTTATAAGAAAGTATTATGAAGCAAATAATGCAGTCCCCCCTGAATCACTAGTCGTTGAAAAATTTAGAGATTTTCAAACAATAGAGAATGTTGGTGCAACTAAATATCATTTAGAAGAATTGCAGGCAGAATATCTAACCGATAGTCTAAAAGATATTTTAAGATCTGCTGCAACTGATGTTCAGAGTGGGAATGGAGACATAGCCCTAACAGGATTGATTAATAAAACATCAGAGTTAAAAAAGAATGTTGCTGCAATTAGAGATATTGATGCCACAGATTTAGATTCTGCCGTTGCCTATTTTACCAATGTGCAAAAAATGAAAGAACTAGGATCGGTTGGAATTAAAACAGGTTTGCCAGGATTTGACAACTACCTTCCATCTGGAATTATGCCAGGCCAACTTGGTGTTTTCCTTGCGTATCCAGGAATTGGCAAATCTTGGCTTGCTCTTTATTTTGCGGTACAAGCATGGAAACAAGGAAAGTCTCCATTAGTAATAAGTTTAGAAATGTCAGAAGTAGAGGTTAGAAATCGTGTATACACCATTATGGGCCAAGGTGTTTGGTCACACAGAAAAATAAGCAATGGTGAAATTGAATTAGACATGCTAAAGTCATGGCATGAAAAAAACTTAGTTGGAAAACCAGAGTTTCACATTATTTCAAATGATAGCGGGGGAGAAGTAAATCCTTCAGTTGTTCGTGGAAAGATTGATCAGTATAAGCCAGATTTTGTTATTGTGGATTATTTGCAATTAATGTCTCCAAATCAAAAATCTGATAATGAAACAGTGAGAATGAAAAATCTTTCAAGAGAGTTAAAACTTATGGCAATTGGTGAAGAGGTCCCTATTATTGCTATCTCATCAGCCACTCCTGATGATGTTACAAACCTCAATACAGTACCAACATTAGGCCAGACTGCTTGGTCTAGACAGATTGCTTATGATGCAGATTGGGTGCTAGCGCTAGGCCGAGCAGCAAATAGTGATATTATTGAATGTGCTTTTAGAAAAAATAGAAATGGTTTTATGGGAGAGTTTTTAGTTCAAGCAGATTTTGACAAAGGATACTATAAGTATAAAGATTTTGAGGATTTAAGTGGCAAATAATAAAATAGATTTATATAGCGAAGACCAAGTAAAAAGAGTGTTAGACGGATCTGGCATTAATATAGAGTCAGAAATGGATAATGACTTTATGATATTTTGTCCATATCATAACAACTTTAGGACTCCTGCAGGGGAAGTGTCAAAAACAAGAGGAACCTTTTTTTGCTTTTCTTGTCAAGAAACCAAAGACTTAGTTGAATTAGTAATGACTGCCACAAATAGAACTTATTTTGAAACGGTTAGATTTATTGCAAGCAAAGGGAAAGAAACAAACATTGAACAATTTGTTAATAAAGCCCTTGTAGATGTTCCAGACTATGTTGCTTTTGATGAATTAATTATTAAAAGATTGAATAATCATGCATTGATTTCACCAAGGGCTATGTCTTATTATGAAAGTAGAAAAATAACAAAAGAATCAATTGTTAAATTTAACTTAGGCTATTCGGAAAAACAAGATATGGTTACTGTTCCAGTTCATTCACCAGATGGATTAGCAGTTGGTTTTGTTGGAAGATCTATTGAAGGCAAAGATTTTAAAAATACCCCAAAACTTCCAAAAGCAAAGACACTTTTTAATCTTCATAAAGTAAAAGCATCAGAAAAAGTTTATGTGGTAGAATCTTCTTTTGATGCGATTAGACTAGACCAAGTTGGCTTTGCTGCAGTTGCTACCCTAGGGGCTAATGTATCAAATACACAAATAGATTTGCTTCAAAAATATTTCAATAACATTATTGTTATTGCAGATAATGATGAAGCAGGGGGGAACATGAAAGAGAGAATAGTTGAAAAATTAAAATCTCGTGTCTCCGTAATACAACTTAATATAGAATATAAAGACATAGGCGATATGGATGATAATGCAATCAGAAATTTAGAATTTCAGTTTGACAAATCTATATCGCTTATGCTAAACTAAATACACAAAACACAAAGGAGAAACATATGAGCGTTATTAAGGGACTAAAAAATATCAACGCCCTGCTCGACAAACCAAAATCAGATACACCAAAAGTTCGTTGGCTTAAATTGGCTGATGGACAATCAGTTAAAATTCGTTTTATAGAAGAACTAGATGAGGATTCTGCAAGTTATAATGCAGATCGTGGTCTTGCTCTTGTTGTAAAAGAACATGTTAATCCAAAAGATTATAAGCGCAAGGCTGTAGACACGATGGATTCCGAAGGCCGTGACTGGGCAGAAGAGATGCACAGAAAAGATCCAAAGGCTGGCTGGAGAGCACGCCTTCGTTTTTATTGCAACGTTTTAGTAGATGATGGTATTGAACCACCATACGTAGCAATCTGGTCAATGGGTGTTAGCAAGCAGTCATCATTTAATACAATTCGTGAGTTTGCTTTAGAAACAGGAAGCATCTCAAACCTAACTTGGAAACTTAAGCGTAATGGACAAAGTACAGAAACTAGTTATACTATGATTCCGTCTGCTCCAGATAAAGAACCATTTAATTGGGAAGGGCTAGCACCTTATCCACTTGAGATGGCTTTGCGTCGGATTCCATATGCAGAGCAAGAAAGTTTTTATCTTGGCTTTGATTCACCATCAGTAACTTCAGCAACAAATACTGATTGGTAGTATGAATTACGTAGGACTACACGTACATACACACTATTCGTTAATGGATGGTGTTGCTACGCCAGAAGAATATTTAGAACGTGCCGTGACTCTTGGTATGCCAGCACTGGCAATTACGGATCATGGCACTCTATCTGGGCATCGTGAGTTCTATCGCATTGCAAAAGAAAAAGGGATAAAACCAATTCTTGGCATAGAAGGCTATATGTGTGCTGACCGCTTTGACAAAAGAGACAGGGCGGAAAGAAAAGATCCACTAGATAATGTATACAACCATATAGTTCTTCTAGCCAAGAATAAGCAAGGTTTAGAAAATCTTAACAAAATTAACGAAATTGCATGGACTGAAGGTTACTTTAGAAAACCAAGGTTTGATTTTGAAACATTGGAAAAATACAAAGAAGGAATTATTGTTACGTCAGGATGTTTAAGTGGAATTGTTACCAAGGCAGTAGAACTTGAAGAATTTGCAAAAGCCAAAAAATATATAAAATGGTTTAAAGATACATTTAAAGATGACTATTATATTGAGGTAATGCCACATAACCCGCAACAAGTAAATATGCATTTAATGGATTTGGCAGATGAGTTTGGCATTAAGATTGTTGTTACCCCAGATTGTCATCATTCGGATAAAAGTCAAAAAGAAATACAAGAGTTAAAATTAATTTTAAATACTCATGCAAAATTAGAGAAAAATGTTACTTACGAAAAATCTAAAAAGTATAACGACATGATGACAAAACTTGATTATTTATATGGCAAAGATAGACAAATGAGTTTTAATAAGTTTAATATTCACTTACTAAGCGGACCAGAAATGTTAGAAGAAATGCAAAAACAAATGTTTACAAGAACAGACATATTTAGTTCAACTATTGAAATTATGAATAAAATAGAAGACTATGACATTAAAGAACATTTAAATTTATTGCCAGTTCAATATAAAAATCCAGATCAGGAGTTGGCAAATTTGGCATTTGCTGGATTAGAAGAAAAACGTTTAACTAGTAGTTGGCTAGGCAATGATATATACGAACAAAGACTTGATGAAGAACTATCAATTATTAGAGATAAAAAATTTGCTCCCTATTTTCTTGTTGTAAGCAACATGATTAATTGGGCAAAAAAAGAAAGTATTAGAGTTGGTCCAGGTCGTGGATCTTCTGCTGGCTCTTTACTTTGTTATTTAATTGGAATTACAGAAATTGATCCAATAGAGCATGGGCTTTTATTCTTTCGATTTATCAATCCAGAACGTAATGACTTTCCAGATATTGACACAGATATTCAAGATTCTAGAAGAGAAGAAGTGAAAGATTATCTTGTTAGACAATACAGGCATGTGGCTTCTATTGCAACATTTTTAGAATTTACAGGAAAAGGAATTGTTCGTGATGTTTCTAGAGTTCTTAATATTCCATTATCAGATGTAAACAAAATTTTAAAAACAGTAGATACCTGGGATGATTTTTGTAACTCTAGGTCTACATTAGAGTTTAGAGAAAAGTATCCAGAAGTAGAGGTTTATGGAGAACAATTGCGTGGGCGCATTAGGGGCACTGGAATTCATGCTGCTGGAATTGTTACTAGTAAAGAGCCAATTTTTAAACATGCTCCATTAGAAACAAGATCTTCTCCAGGATCAGAAAATCGCATACCAGTTGTTGGGGTAGATATGGAAGAAGCAGAAAAGATAGGTTTAATTAAAATCGATGCCCTAGGATTAAAAACTTTAAGTGTTTTAGATGACACTATTAAGATGATTGAAAAAAATCATTTTGTTAAAATTAATCCACTTGAGATAGACATGGAAGATTCCAAGGTGTATGAAATGATTTCAGATGGACACACTAAAGGAATTTTTCAATGCGAAGCAACACCCTACACTAATTTAATTGTTAAAATGGGGGTAAAAAATCTTAATGAATTAGCAGCATCAAATGCTCTTGTTAGGCCAGGAGCAATGAACACTATCGGAAAAGACTATGTTGCAAGAAAACATGGAAAACAGGCTGTATCATATTTACATCAGATATTAAAACCTTACACGGAGGATACTTATGGCTGCATTCTTTATCAAGAGCAAGTTATGCAAGCATGCGTACACCTTGGACAAATGTCAATGTCTGAAGCCGACAAAGTCAGAAAAATTATTGGAAAAAAGAAAGACGCCAAAGAGTTCGACATTTATAAAGAACGTTTTATTACTGGCGCTTCTGCCTATATTACTCCTAATCAGGCTCGTGATTTATGGCATGATTTTGAGGCGCATGCGGGATACTCGTTCAATAAGAGCCATGCAGTCGCTTACTCTACTCTCTCGTATTGGACGGCGTGGCTAAAATATTACTACCCTCTTGAGTTTATGTTTGCATTATTAAAAAATGAAAAAAATCCTGACAACAGAACTGAATATTTAATTGAAGCAAAACGCATGGGTATTCCTATTAAACTTCCACATATTAATGATTCTGGTAAAGACTTTCAAATTGAAGGAAAAGGAATTCGATTTGGGTTAACTGCAATTAAATATATATCAGATAAAATAGCAGACAAATATATTGCTGCAAGACCTTTTAAAACCTATAAAGATGTAGAAGACTTCACTTTTACTAAAGGTAACGGGGTAAACAGTCGTGCATTAGCAGCAATGAACGCCGTTGGATCATTGACATTTTTAGACAATCCCCGTAACGATAATCAAATAAAAGAAAATTTATACGAATATTTAAATTTGCCAGAGTTTAATATTAATATTCCATCTCATTATCATGCCTTTATCCAGCAAGTTGACGAATTTGAAGAAAAGGGCTCTTTTATTTTAATGGGTATGATAAAATCAATTAAAAGAGGAAAGGGATGGTCACGAGTTGAAATTCTTGACAAAACTGGGAGTGTTGGCATATTTGATGAAGAAGGAACGACTATTGAGACGGGTCGCACTTACTTGGTTCTTACTAATGATAATAGGATTATATCTTCAGTTCCTATTGATGAAATAAAGCAATCTTCTAGTGCTCTTGTTAAATTTTTAAGTTATAAACAGTTGCCATTTAAAGATGAAGAAATGTTTGTTGTTGCATTTAAATCAAGGACAACTAAGCAGGGAAAAAAAATGGCTTCAATG